AAAATCTACAGAGAATCAATTGTGCCCACTGCCCAACCTCAAAGGTTTAGCGGTGGCGGTAAAGTTTTTGGTCAAGCCGGAATAGATAAAGTGGGTCCAGTCATGCTTGACAGCGGTGAATTTGTTATTAAATCTAGCAGTGTTAATTCAATGGAAAAACAGTTCCCCGGAATGCTGGACAAGATGAACAAATCTCAGGGCTATGCGGATGGAGGAATGGTTGAAAAGTCTTCTCCAGTAAATAAATCAGAAACCAATGATAACAGTTCGTCCAGTAGTAATGTGACTATTAATGTAAATCTTTCCGCAGGAGGTTCGGAAGAAAGTCAAAGCTCCGCCGGAGGCAACGGACAGGCTCTTGGTTTGAAATTAAAAGCCGCCGTCCTACAGGTACTTTCTGATGAAAAAAGAGTAGGGGGAATGCTGCGTGGCAACTAAGAATGCAGTATTAAATTATGAGCAGCAATTTTATTTATCTGGTATCTTGCTGTCTGGAGTCACTAGCATTGATGGCTCTTATTCTATATCTGAAAACCCGATAAACATTATAGGCAAGGGATACACTTATCCGGTAAGGCAAGGCCCGCTTGTAGGTAATTTCAATATCGATAAATATTATATAGGTCAAGAGCCTTTACTTAATTATACTGGAGATAGCCCTATCAGTGGAAGTATTAATTTTAATAATAAAAGCTTTGGATTTAATAGTGGATACCTGACGGATTATAATATAACATGTAGCATAGGCTCGATACCTAAGTCAAGAGCCACAATTGCAGTGTATGGAAACATTGGGTCTGGAATTGACTCTTCGGGCAGGAATCCTCACCCGGACATAGCGATACCAAATCAAGGGTCTATATCCTTAAACACTACCGGGTATCAAACAAACAGAGTAACGAGCTTTAACTACACCTTAAGCACCCCTAGATCGCCACTGTACAAAATAGGATCACCATACCCCATACAAGTAGACAGAGAGTTCCCCATATCTCAAGATGCATCATTCTCCGTCGACGTCAACGATCTAGAGGTATCTCAAATAAGAGAGTACCTACTTAAGCCAAAGCAGCAAACCATAGAAATATCTCTAGCCAATCCAGTTAACCAATCAAATATTGAAACAATAACTTTAAAAAATGCTAGACTACTCAGTCAAAGTATAGACTCCGATAGCGAAGGAATGCTCACTATTCAATTAAGCTATAAATCTTACATTAATAAAAAATGAAATTCTTACCATACGAAGATGTTCCTTTATATATTGCCGTTGATGGTAAGGAAGGTGAATATATTTTTGCAGAATCGGCAAGCATTTCAGTTGACCAGCAAGTAGAGCCAGTAAGATACATAGATGACAACAAGATCAGAATATGTCAATTCGGTTTTGGTGGGTCTGGCAGTTACCCATATTCATGTAGCAGCTTCGTTACCAACACCCCCGTGACTGGAGTTCTTGGTCCTAGTGGTGGCCCGCCGAAGCCTCTATCTACATCTATTTATAAAATCCCAACAGACACCAAGGTAACCTTCCCCAATGGTAAGCATTTATATTTTAGCAGAGATGTATTTCCTAGTGGGCATGATTACATGGTTAAGCTCTACCCTAAGAGCGGAGGCTGGACACTTTCTGACGGCGAAGCTCAAAGCGGATACTTTGATCCCGAATATAGATATTCTGCATCTTCCCCGATTAAGGGGTCAATGAATGTTTCTTTTTATGTAAATACTGGAAACCTTAGTAGCTTCTTCAATATTACAGGCATATCAAATCCCTCGAAATTCCCTCCCATTGACGAGGAAAAGCTCACTGGATTCTTGGGGGACTTCAAGTTTACGGATGCATACTTAAAGTCATTTAACTTTGCTATATCACCGAATTCGATATCTCAAGCTTCTGCGTCTTTCGACATTTATGGATCGCTAGAAAAAGACTCCAGCTTGACTCAAAATTATTATTCTTCTCCCCTTTACTCTCAGCAGTCAATCCCTCACGGACAAAACTCTACAATAATTGGAGTTTCCGATTTAGGAATTTCCAATCCAATTGACTTTTCCTATGGAATAACAGTCGGAAGAACTCCAAGGTATGAAGTTCCCACTGGCTCGAGCCAAGATGTCGGAGGATTAGTTCCAACTAGAGTATCAAAAAGGCATACAGATATATCAATGGATGTAAAGGGTGAAACCTTAGACCCAAATATACTAGAAAAAGGTTTTGACGGCAAAAGGGCAAATCTTAAAATTCATTTAAAAGATTTAAATTACAATTCTTTTGAAGATAATTCAAATGGACTACTTCACACCTTCGAGTGTAGCGGGGTCATCAACAGCCAAAACCTTTCAGTCAGTTCAAATGGATACCTACAAGGTCGAGTGTCCGTCAAACAGCATTTAAAATAATGGACATAAAAAGAACCAGTAAAGATTCCTTTGATTACAAACCATCATTTGGGGCATCTGTATCATTTTCCTCTTTGGCTGAAAGCCAAACTTTTGGGGATAATCATAAAAAAATGATGTCCAAGGGAATTAATTCTCTTAACATGACAATGAGTTTAAATTTTCCCGAACTCACGGACGACGAATCAAATGAATTAATAAGTTTTCTTCAAAGTAAATATTATTACTCCCCGCAAAATTACAATGCCGATGGCTCATTTGACAATCAAAGAATAGAACCGTTTGATTATCAACCCTTTTTTCCTTATAAAAGTAATAAGTTTTATTGTCATAAATTTAATCAACAAAAAAATTACTATAACTGCAATGACGTTATGGCGACATTTGAATGTGCATACCCAAGCATCCTTAATAGTGTTGAATCTAGTGCCGGACATAATTCGGCTATAGATACCCATTTCAGCGCGCCAACCTCTGTTTCTGAGTCGGAAAGCCCACAGGCTATTGGGCAAGCCTTTCTCGGTGGAGGTGTGGAAATTAATCATAGCACCCATCCCAAAGGCAGTCTCTTGTTTGTAAGTGGAGAATACAGAACAATTACAATCTCAGATGATGGATTTCAGAGTTACCCCTGCTGCGGGAATCAGAATTTGAACGGGATCGCAAAGTTTGGTTTCGACGGGGGCAAATTCTCAAGCCATTCAGCGAAAAGAAACTCCATATTCATTTACAATCCAAACGAATGCTTCGAGTATCCATATGAGCCCGAACATGAAAATGGAACTAGTAAATATCGAATGTTTGATTTCCATCCAAGCTATTCAGTTACGTTAAATAATAGCCCTAAATACAAAACGAGTACCCCTACGGATTTTTACAAGCGATTCAACTTGTATGGATTCAATGCAAATGCAATGAATTTAAGATTAACCTTTTCCCACAGGAATGATATTGAAGCCAAAAGAATCCTTTTATTTCTAGAAAGTCATTTGGGTCATAACAAATTCGGATTCCATTTACCTCAACCTTACCATAATTCTATATTAAACTCAACCCACCATACGCCACACAGAAGAACTTACTCTCACTTCTATTGCCCAGAGTGGACTCACAATATTGTATATAAAGACAATCATACTATAGAAGCCACATTCATTGAATGTATCGACTATTAATTTATTATATAGTATGAAACAAGTAATACATAATGAGATATTCGAAAATCAGCCTTCTGCATTAATTTCTTTATTTTCTCTTGACCTAAAAGATGCAGGAGGCAAAGCCTATAGGTTTCACGCTGGAGAAAACGGATATACTACTGACATTATATGGGATGGGGAAACTTATTACTATATACCAATTTCAATGCAGGGGTTTGACTATTCAACTGAATCAATGCCTAGGCCAAAACTTACATTTGATAATACAGATTCTTTTATGAGCTTAAAGACAAGATATTTTGAAAACTTCGTAGGCTATAATATATATAGAATAAGAACATTTGTTAAATATTTAGACAAGGAGAATTTCCCCAACAACACAAACCCATTTGGAACCGAAGATGCGACGGCTCATTTTCCAAAAGAAAAATTCATAATAAATAAAAAGACTATAGAAAATCAAAATATTGTTGAATTCGAACTGTCTTCCCCGCTGGAACATGAAGAGGCTGAAATTCCAAATAGAAAAATTGTTTATAATGTTTGTCAATGGACGTATAGGTCTCCAATAGGATGCGGTTATGCTGGAGGCCCGAAGACGGATTCAAAGGATAATACATTGTCCGTTGTTTCGGATCAAGGGGTATGGGCAGCTGGAGCATATAACTCTGGCGACTACGTTAAGATAGTTCCCAACTCTTCAGAAAACCCCGCTTCCGCACCAGACAGGTATTTCGTGTGTCAAAAAGACGGGACAGCAACTAACCCCCTTATCGATAGGTCTGGATGGATGGCGGACGAGTGCTCTAAGAATATATCTGGCTGTAGATTTAGATTCGGACTCAATGAGTCGACTCAGGGGCTCCCTTTTGGAGCCTTTCCGGGAACAGAAAAATATTAACTACAAATACCAAGCACTAAAGCTTTCCCTTCGATCCCCAGATGTTGAAGTGTGCGGCCTTTTTGTTTATGAGCCGTTTCAATCGGGAGTTAAATTCATTTCGCTAAACAACACCTCTAAGGACAAAACAAAAAACTTCTCTTTGGATAAGGCTGTTTTCGCTAAATACTGTTCTGAATATAGCATAGCATCCCTCTTTCATTCTCACCCCGACTCACCGGAGCTAATAAGTGATCTAGATATTGAGGTTTCAGAAACCTTGGCTCTCCCTAGTTATATTTTTTCTTTAAAAACAAAAAAGACTAGTCTGTATTTTCCTTCCTCATTTAAGCCTAGAGATGTATTAAGGAGGCCTTTCGTTCCTGAATTTCAGGATTGCATTTCTTTCTTTAAAGATTACTATGATTTGCATATGAATATAAAATTATCAAATTTTCATAAAAACTGGTCTAGGCAAAGGTCTGAATCTAATAATTTCCTGATGGCTGAAATTGAAAAAACTTTCTATGAAATTAATAAAAATTCAAAAACATTCAAACAAGGAGATGTTCTAGTTTTTAAAAACAATATCGAGCCCCTCATGCACATTGGAATAGTCCACAATAGTAAAGAATATTGGCATCACCCTATTTATATGTTCTCTCGCAAGGAATTATTTAACCCAAAATTGGCTAAAAAGGTGTATAAAATATATAGGTACAAGGGATTATGAAAACTATTAAATTAAACGGCGAGCCGGCATCTTTATTTTGTAGAGAAATCGAATTAAAAGCAGATTCATTCTCTGATGTGTATGAGGGGATAAATGTAAATTACCCTAAATTTCGAAGCTATGTCATAGACAAAAGTAAAAATGGGCTATCTTTTTATTTTGTAGACAAAGACGACAACATCGTAAACCAAGAAATCTTTAAGTTCAATGAAGGTGTTTACTCTATGCATTTGCATGTAGTCGGTGCTGGCGGGGATGGGCTGAGCATGCTCGCCCAAGGGGGCATGGGTTTTATACAGGGCTTCGGAATGTCAATGCTTTCTAATTGGCTAAATAAAAAAATGAACCCCAAGAAGCCAGACAAAGTAGAAATTAGTACTGAGTCATACATTTATACCCAAAATGAAAATTTAGCCCAACAAGGAAGCACTCTTCCCGTGGGTTATGGTCAACTAAGAATTGGATCTAAGGTCATTTCATCTTCTATCACTAATTATGATTTTGATTTTGATACAGATTCAATTTACCCTACTCCAGCAAGTTATGATAAATTTTTTAATACATCTAGTTTTATTGATCTTAAGCAAAATTCAAACGAAATAATCCAGCCATTCGATTTCGCGGATGCGAGTAAAGGATTACTTTCTAAACTCATCGGAAGACCGAACCGTGTAAAAGTGGCCAATTTAGGTTACAACAACTATTCAACTAACCAGAATCACGATGCAGCTGGTAAAGATTATGTATCGGAAAGGGCTGTGTACGGCCCGGGCCAATCTGAAAGGTCAAAAAAGGCCGATTCAGAGGACTCGAGCTTAAGGGCGAGATCGAAGCTAGCACCTCGTATTGGAGATTTCGACGAAAACTTTCGGCCAATAAGCCACAGTGACAATATCGTGGAAATAAAAAAAGGCACCGACACAACCTCCTTAAGCCTTGATGCTAGGGGCAGTAGTAGGAAAGTTGGAAATCGCCCGAATTGGTCAAAGCTTGAATCAATATCCATATTTAGATCTACGGAAATATTAAGTGAAGGTCCAATCGAGGGTCTAGCCCTACCTATCACTGGATCAACTGTAGACAACGGGACATCAACTTACCCAGTCAACTCGCCCAGCTCTCTTATTGCGAGCTCTTCCAATCGAGCCGAACTGGCCACTTTAAAAGCTAATGCAACCGGGGGGTTGGATTATGTGGATGGAGCGAGTACTGTTTTGTCTAATCTGACTGTAGCTAATGGCGGAATTATTGCTTCAGGCCAAGATTTTTCCAATGATCCAACCAATGTTAATTACCCTACATTTTCTATTAATTCTCCCTCTGACTTATCTGCTACAAACATAGGCACCCATTTTTTTTCCAGTGTTAAAACCGGAATTCGTACCTTCCGAAACTTTGATGACACTTTCGATTTAACCGGAGCTAAATATTTATCTGGTCAATCCGATGATCCTGTGTTTGTTCTGATTGAGGATGAGGGCAGTTTTAGGTTCAGCCCTAAAACCTCATTTCAAAATGATTATGGATTGCCTTATGGCTCTAATGGATCTTTGCGAAAAGTAAACTTCAAAGAAATGGTTGCGGATGATGAGGATGTTTTCAAATCATCTTTATCCTTAGGTAAAGGGCATCCCACCGCCGTGACTAAAGACGTGGATGTACTTCCGGTTAAAGAGTCGGCTGTATTTGATTACGACATGAGAACCCCGGGAGATTATGCGGCCTACCAAGCTTCGATCCTTGATGGGGGTAGGACTACTGATAATGATGCCGACAAATCCATAGTTAGATTAAACTCCTTGCACGACGATGATCTAACAGCTCCCGAAGATGGATTGACATGGGCGGGAATGCTTAGAATTTATCCAGACATGGCATTAATAAGTCCGGGCGATCTAGCTGCGACTAAAACCATAAAAGTGGGAGAAGTTAGTAAATCCGGAACAAACGATGACGTAAGAATCACGGTAAGCTTACAGAATATAATTGATGGAACATATAACGGAATTGCTATTAGATACGATGGCGGCACCCTTACCCCTTCCGGCCAACCCAACGTCACGGGAACTATTTACAATCCCGCATTTAGCGATTACACAACCGTCTCTTCCAACTTATCTACCCTAGTGATAAGTGCATTGCTTAAATTAAATTATACAGGAGCAGTAACTAGAATTGCAGAACGAGATTTAGATGGGGGTGGCCGAAATACGGCTGAGCGTGCGTTTGTTCATGGTCCCGGAAGCGGAGGCACGGGGAGGGGTTTCGAAAGCAGAGTTGATTTTGGCGGAAATAACAACCTTGACGGAATAACCATTCTTGAAAATGGAGAAATCGTCAAAGACACTTTCACGGACTCACTAGATGACGAGGCTAGTTTAAGGGGGGACTACTATCCGGGGATATTTCCTAGGGTAAGCATATATGCCGTTCGAGATATAGACATGCTAAGCAATGGCACGTCTATGTTAACGAAAAAAATATGCCCAACGAAAATAGAAGCCGTTGCAAAAGTAAGTAAGTTTGGCAAGATTGAGGGTTTGATATTATTAAAAAATCCAGATAAATCAGTGTTCGACTCCTCAGTTCAGAAGGGCGACGATACAGACACTGCATGGACCCCCCTTCAGCCATTCGACAAGAACGATAAAAGAGTTATTGATCAATACTTTCTCGGAGGAACCGTGCCCGGAGCTCATTATAAATATCAAGACTGTGGCCTTATCGCCGTTATAGATAAAAGTTTTGCCGGCTTAATGTTAAATATTCACAAAAATAGCTCTGGTAAAATATATGAACCCGCACCAGCGTCTTTTGATAATTTCGCTAAAGTCAGACCAGATTGGGGGAATCACATGAGTC